CAAAGGTTGTGGCAATGTGGCAATTCTATTATATATTTGTGTCAATAAGAAAAGACTTATAATATTAATAATCAAGCACTTAACATTTTTGCCACAATTGCCACAAATGAATTGCCCAAAAATGGGTTCCTTGATTTTTAATTGCAACTTTTTCCCTAAAAACAAGGATTTTTAGCGAAAAGCAGATAACTTTTCCTAGAAATGCAGGATTATATCGATTATTTTTCATAATTTTGCGGTGTTTTTAAAAATCAAAATATGAGTAAATTCGTAGTTTATGTACAGGTAGAGCCATACTTGAAGCAATGGCTCACCCATTCTTTCGGCGATCCCGTGGAATTCCCGTCCTGCAGCAACGAGAATGCTGTTCTGCGCCGGTTCCTCGCGAAGCGCCCAGTCAATAACCAACCTGAGCAACCTGGAGAGCGAGATGTTGCAATTAGCATACCTTACTCCAAGTCTAAAAGCCCAGAAACATACAACTTCCTTAACGGTCATGCCAAGCAGGCACTCACCGAAAGCATCAACGATCTCTTCCGCATAAACATGTGGAGTGACCTCGGCGACCTCAATGACATGTCGTGCAAGAAGATGTCTGCATTCAGGTCCTGGTGTGAACAGCAGGGTATTGATATTGAGTATGCAGAGACCATCCGCATGAAATGGTATCGCATGCGCAAGGCCTATCAGGAGAAGGGCATCAATCTTTTCAATCTTAAAAGATGCAAAAAAGACGATTTTTCATGAAAAAATCTCATCTACTCTAGCCCTGTTTCTGTTCAGCACCGAACAGGTGCGAACAGATGCGAACAGACGCGAAATTTTAACAGCTTATGAAAAGACTTAGTTATATCTGCTGCGTGCAGCGCATTCCTGTCAGCAAGTTGCCTTTCGATACACTTCTAGGCAATCTCACTTTTGACATTCCCGAGAGCTATGATTGGCCGGTCGTTAAGTGTCAGAAGCCTGCCAAACTCGAAATAACCGACAAAATAGAGGATGGTGTGCGTTTCTATACCCATAAACTCACCTTCCGTACATGCCGCGAAGACCTGGACATGAAGGACAACTATGCCTATCTGGTCACCACCATCGAGGGCAAACGCTATCTCATTGGCAACAAGGAGCGGCCATATCCTATTATTAATATGTCTGATGTCCACCCTGATTCCCTTGGTACTTCTGCCATGATCGAATACACGGTTCTGTGGGGGAACACCAGAAAAGCACCGTTGATAGCCTGATTTACGTATTTTTCCGTTGGCAATTGCCATATTATCTTTGCATCAAAAAAGATAAGCGCATGAAATACGGAATGATGATATGCGGTACCATCGGAGCCGGCTACGACTGGTGGTCTGGCACCTACGGTACACGTTCCAAGGATGTCAAGGCCTACCTTGACGCTCATCCGGACGAGGAGGTGGATATCGCCGTCTCCTCGCCGGGTGGTTATGTTGATGAAGGCTTGACCATCTATCAACTTATCAAGGACCATGGACATGTCAACGTCCACATTATGGGCATGACCGCTTCCATCGCTACAGTCTTGTGCATGGGTGCCAAGCATGTTGACATGTCAGTCGGCAGCACGATGCTCATTCACAATGCCTCCACGGGAGTTGCTGTCTGGGAGTCAGCTAACAAGCAGAAACTTGATGAACTCATCAAGCAGTGGCAGAAGCAGCGTGATGACCTCGACACCATAGACAAGGTGATCGCTTCCGTCTATGCCAAACGCTCAGGCAAGACCAGCGAAGAGATGCTGAAGCAGATGGGCAAGGAAAATTGGTTGAGTCCGGAGCAAGCTTTAGAGTTGGGCCTCGTAGATGAGATTAGAGACCTTGATGACGAAGACAAGAAGCGTCAGACCAATCTCTCCAAGCGCTTCACCAATGCTTTCTGCTCCAACTTGGGTTTGCCGCCATTGCCTGGAGCAACCGCTGATGAGCCCTCTAAAACATTTCTCGAGAAGGTAGCCGCCTCACTCAGGGATATGTTCAAGAATAATACACAAATTTCTAACATGAAGAAAAAATTCCTCAACCTTCAGACCATCCTTGACCGCAAGGATGATTTCGAGGTTACCGATGAGAAGATTACTCTCACCGATGCAGAGATGCAGAAAATCGAGGATGCTCTTGCCCAGAAACAGAAGGACTTGGATGACAAGTCCGCTGAGCTCGACAAAGCTAGCCAGGAGGTCAAGAACCTGAAGGCGAAGGTAGAGCAGAAGGACAAGGATATCCAGGACAAGGATAAGGAGATCAAAAATCTCAAGGGCGCACCGGGTTCTGATACCCATGATGACGTCACACCAGAGGTTGACAACGTTGACGCTGGTGAAATTTTCAAAGCTTTGAAGCAGATTAATTAAAATGGCAGCTTTAGACAATACAATTCAGATTACTCCTGATTCTCTGAAGACCAGCTTCGCGAAGTACCGCAAGGACATCATTCAGATGCCGGTACGCGCTCTTGACGAGGCTGCAAAATTCATGAGTCGACGCGTTGGCGTTCGTGGCAAGGAGACTGTCGGAGAGCTCGCAGGCGACATGGAGCTCGGGCCATACTCTCTTACTCGCAAGGATGAGAATGGCGTTACCATCACAGGACGTACCTTGGAGACATTCCTTGGTTCATGCGTCAAGCCTTTTGAACCAAATGCTGTTCGTGAGTCTATCTGGGGCTCCAATGTTTTCCAGGGTGATGCGCTCAAAAACCAGCCTATCACCAAACTGATTGGCATGTTCCTGGCAGGCAAGATAGGTGAAGCACTCTTCAAGAACCTCTTCACCATGAAGCGTAACTCAGCTGGCTCTGGTACCGCAGACCTCGCTGATGGCTTCAAAACAATCTCCGATGCAGACATCAAGGCAAAGGCGATTTCTGTCGAAAAGGGCAACCTCTTCAATACAACTGCGATGACTGGTGTCAACGCTGTCGATGCTGTCGAAGCATTCTATGATGCTGCCGATGCTAAACTGCAGGGCATCAATACATGCATGTTCATGAACAGCCATGAACTCACGCTCTACCGCCGCTGTTATCGAGACAAGTACGGAACGGTCAACTGGAACAACGAGTTCAACCACAACAAGATGGATGGTGCAAGCAACTGCACCCTCGTGGGTCTTGACAACGTTCCTGCGGGTTACAAGATCATCACTCCTGGCAGCAACATGCTCATCGGTTTGGCTACCGAGGGCGACAAGGCGAACTTTGGTGTAGAGAGTTCTCTTGACTCTCACTTCCTGGTTGACTTCGTGGCAACCATGTACTTCGGTACTCAGTTCGAGTCGATCTCCAAGGAACGCATCCTCTTCGGTTATGACACTATCCCTTCTGAGTAGGGGATAGCTGTCTATGGTTATACATTATATTATATATATATATGGCAACTAAGAAAACATGTGCCTCAACCACAGACCTTTATGAGGATGTGTTGAAGTGTCCTGGAGAGAAGCGACTGCCTGGTACCAGAGCCTACGGATTCTTCACTCCACGACGATTCCTCACCAAGTTTGCTGAACCACAGAAGGAGGGTGCAGCCTCACTTAAAGATTATCTCGTCATCAAGGATAACCACACCCTTCAGGCAGACAAGGTGTGGTATAAGGTAGCCTTCATCACAGACAAGAGCTCATTCTCTCCAGAGGCACAGGGTGAGCATGGCTGCAAGACCATGAACCTCAAGGCTACACTCATCCTTCCTGGTACTGAGGAGGAAGCGTCTGCTCTGGCATCAATCCTTCTCAACGATGACTGTATCTTCATGGTACCTGAGCGCAATGGCAAGCTTCGCCAGTTCGGTGACGAGACCTTCGAGGTCGACGTGACACCTTCTCAGTCTTCTGGTGCAGGCATCGCAGACGAGACCAACACCACACTGGAAATCTCTGTCAGCTGCGAAACCATGCCTCCATTCTATTATGGTACTCTCACAACTGCAGAAGGAACCATCAGCGGCAAGGATTGCAAGCCAGTGGCTGTCTCTAGTGGTACAGACAGCCATTAACTAGGGATTCGATTTTCCTACATAACTACTATCAGTGGCGGGGCGATGCTTACATGAGCTCGCCTCGCCATTTTAATTTTCTATTTATTATGAATGATCCGAAATTCACAGAAAAGTTGAAGAAGTGGTTTGATAGCGAGCATACCGATGCCAACATCAGGGAGGGAGCGCTTCTCCTCCTTCAGATGAATAACAACCGCCACCTCTACCAACTCATCAACTTCGACCCACAGGGCAAACTCGAGATGCTCAAATATGAGCTGCAGAAGCATCTCAAATATCGCATCGAAGGCATGACCATCGATGATGTCCGCAACTATGACAAGGCAGTCACGCCAGTTCTTCAGACTGCGATTGACAAGACCTCAGAAGCAGACCAGATTGCAAAGCAGTTGGCACCTCATCTTCCGGTCGTGGAGTCTGAAAACCTCGATTCCATCGTGCCTTCAGCCATCGTAGCCAAGGGCAAACGAGCAGACCATGACCAGTTGCCTGACAACATCCAGGCTATCTGGGAAAACAACTGCGATCTTTGGAAAAAAATCAAGGAACACTTTGAGGCTTGCAAAGCTTACGACATGTCATGTGACAGATACGAGGGCTTGCATGCTGCAGACGAGGACTTCAAGCGCATGCTCCTTACGCTCAAGGAGGAGTACTATGCATACAAGCAGGCCATGGACGTCTACGACCATGCCCAGCCGGGTGATGCCGAGGAGAAGCAAGCGGAGGAGCAACCAGTAGCTGACATCATCTCCAAGCAGATAGGCAATGCTCGCTCCTACATCACCAAGAACCTTAACCAACTCATTGGATTCGTGGAGGCTGGCAACACAGACAAGGCTGATGCCTTGCGAGCAAAGGTCAATGAGCGTGTGCAGCTCTTGATTACAGCCAAGGCTGAAATCACCGCTGATACCATCGCCAAGCTTCAGCAGGCTGGCATCACCATGGAGCAGCAGGCTTCAGCCGATGGCGAGGAGCAGCCAGAGAGTGCAGAAGAGGAGGTTACAGATGAGGGCGAAGCAGATACAGCAAGTCCTGAAGCCACTTCAGCAGAGTAGCTCGCAGGTCTTCCTGGGCCAAGGTCTTCACACCCTTGGATTGTTGGGGTGGATTCTGGAGCAGACAGGTGCAGCGCACATTGCCGTCACCACCTTCTCCACATCCGATGCCTTCCTCTGTGGAGTCATCAACCTTCGCAAGCGAGGGTTGGTTGACTCCTCAGTTTTGGTTGCTGACATTAAAGCTTCAAGCAAAACTTTAAAGCTAAGTCGCTTAATGACAGAGGCTTTTGATGAAGTTAAACTGACGCTCAACCACTCAAAGGTCATGCTCGTTGCTAACAACGAGTGGTTAGTCTCTGTGATAACATCTCAGAACCAGACCTATGGTGACCGTGCTGAGTGCACGTTCATCACGACTGCCAGAGATGTTTATCTCAATCTCAATAACATGTTAAATAATTTGCTGGATGATACGACAACAATTCCCCTATCTGGAAGAGAGTGAACTTTACCTACAGACGGTCTATGACTTGGCAAAGACCATGACACCGGTCGATGAAGTGCCCATCATGATGGAACTGCCTCCCGACGAGGCCATGGCCATGCAGTTGGAGCTGCAGGAGCCGCGCTCACCCTATCGACACCGCTACCTCAAAGGTTTAGCGGAGACCGCTAACGAGTTACGCATCAATAATATAGCGCTCGCCAAGGTTGGCTCTCCTGGAGCCTACCAGTCCATCATGTCGCAACTCTCGCAGATTATGGCTAACCTCAGTTAGATATGAGTCTACCAGTCAATATTGATGACTACATGAAGTACATGCCTCTCAACGAGGATGAACTTCAGGATCTTCATCTCTCCGCTATCGTCAAGGCGAGAGTGGAGCGGCTGCGTGGCTGCTATGCCTTCTGGCTGCGCTATCCACGCTTTACCGTCAGGGAGATGGTTGATCAGGACAAGGCCATGTTCGGTGTCAGCGAGACACAGGCATACGATGATATACATCTCTGCCAAGTCATGCTCGGCAATCTTAACGCCGCCTCTAAGGAGTTCTGGCGATGGAAGGTCAACCAGGAGATAGACGAGGACCGCAAGGCTGCCAAGGCTGCCGGCGACTTCCGGGCGCTTGCCGTGATGCAGAAAAACCGCATCAAGAACAACCGCACCGATACTCCTGATGAGCCAGAGCTGGCATTCGACAAGATTGTTCCTGTTGAGTTCCGCATGACAGATGATCCGACAGTCATCGGTTTGCAGAAGATTCCAAATCTTCGTGCGAAAATCAAGAAAATGGAGAAGCGCTACTCGATGCCGGACATCGAGGATGCTGACTTCGAAGAACTTCCGCCAGATGATGACAGCAAGACCTAAGGAGTTATTTTTCAACGACGTGCAGTCGCGCGTCCTGCAGCTCATGCCTAAGACGCTGGTCTGCGAGTGGGGCCGTGGTACCGGAAAAGGTGTGGTCGAGGCTGGCCGCATCCTCTATGCCGTGCAGCACATGCCAGGTTCGTGCCTGGGCATGGTGGCGCCATCGGTCAAGCGATGCCAGACCAACATTCTCCCCTCTGCTCTGGTACACCTGGAGGAGTGGGGTTACAAGCGTGACGTCCACTACATCGTTGGCAAAAAACCGTGGAAGGCGCTGCATTGGCAGGAACCACACTTCCAGCCTATGAACTGGGAGAATACCGTAGCCTTCTATAATGGCAGCTACCTCAATATCATCTCTCAGGACCGCAGCGGTACCTCCAACTCCCTCTCACTCGACCATGTTTTTATCGACGAGGCGAAATTCATCGACTGGGAGCAGCTTAACAATGAGACGCTCCCGGCAAACCGTGGAAACAAGCAGTTGTTCGGTGACTGCTGTCTCCACCATGGTCTGACAATTACTTCAGATACATCGGCGACCAAAAAAGGTTCCTGGTTCATGAGCTGGGAGAAGAAGCAAGACAAAGAGCTGGTGGCAACCATGGAGACAGTCCTGGTGCATCTGCACAGCATCCGCAACAAGCTGGCTGCTCACCCTGAACGATATGACTACTACATGAAGGAAGTGCAGAAGTATGAGAAGATTCTTGATTCTCTCCGCTCCTATGCACTTGTCTATTCTCGATGCTCCAGCATCCAGAACCTGGCTGTCTTGGGCGAGGACTTCATCAGACAGATGAAGCGAGACCTGCCAAAGATGACCTTCCTCACGAGCATCATGTGCCAGCATGTCGGCATCGCACAGGATGGATTCTACTCCGGACTTGACGAGGATCGCAACTTCTATACGGCGCCGAACACCAGGTTCCTCAATGACCTGCAGTATAAGTTCGACCCTAAGCACGACAAGCCGGACTGCCGCATGGATGGCGACCTGGAGGACGGTTTACCGCTGATCATCGGTTCCGATGCCAACAACAACATCAACTGTCTCGTAGTCGGGCAGGTGGGTTCTGATACCAAGTTGCGCATCGTCAACTCATTCTATGTCAAGTATGACAAGAAGTTGCCTGAGCTCGCTCAGGACTTCTGCGACTACTATAAGTATCTCAAGAACAAACGTGTCATCTTCTACTACGATGCAACCTTCGTGGGAAACTCATATGCAACCCACAACGATAAGTTCTACCAGATTATCACCAAGGTGCTGCGAAGGAATGGTTGGCTCGTTACAGAGGTCTACATCGGCAAGCCGATGAACCATCTTGAGAAGCAGTTGCTCATCGACCGCATGTTCAAGGGACATGCGCGCCACATGGTTCTCATCAACCAGGACAATAACGAGGACCTGATCATCTCAATCGAGAGTGCCGGCTGTTACAACAACGGCAAGGATAAGCGAGGAGAGAAGCTCGTGGAGACAGACGAGGACAGGCTGGAGAACCGTACCGACTTCTCCGATGCCTTCGATACCGTCTGTATAGGCGTGGATAAGTTCCCTCAGACCGTCCTCTATACGGGAGGCATGAGCAACTATTACCCTCGATAGAATATTTCGTTCTTTTTTTTATTTATTGCTTTAAGTTTTTTTTATGCTATGATTCCTTGGCTGCTTGCTCGTGAGAGTAGGCAGCCTTTTTTTCTTTCTGTGTGTGTGAGAAAGCGGTATCTCCGATGGTGAGTTTGATGCTGTTCCGTACTTTTTTTATTGCATTCTCCGCCGCCCGTCATGTGTTCCCATCCGAAATTTCCTATGCAAAGGTAGCTTCTGGCGATTCAAACCTGTGCATGAACCTGGGTTAACAAAAGCCAAAGGTTCTTCACGCTTCACTAAACCTTTACCTTTTGTTAACACAGAACCCCACACCTGTTTGCCTCTGCCAGCGCTTTGTTTAAGCATAGGAAAAATCGAAAGGGCACACCGGGCTTTGAACGGAATGCAATTAAAAAAAATACTCCACAGCAGGAGTGGGAAAAAATCTCTGGGCTCCCAAACATTACCAGAATACAATTTCAAACTTTATAAAATTTTTCGATATGAGACAGAACTATTTTTTGGAGTACGTTCCAAACGCTTACATCAACCTTTGCGTAGATAAGGCTAAGCAGATGGCAAACAACCGCTTCGTCTACGACTTCAAGGCAGGCGACAAGGAGGCGGTACAAATCTGCGCTGAGTGGCTAGTTCGCTATCTTACAAAGCAGTATAGCAGTATCTTAGAGGACTTCGTTGTAGTTTTTGCTCCTTGCAGCACACAATGGAAATATAACAAGCGATTCGGCTATCTCGCAGCCATCCTCAATGCAGCAGGCATCGCAACCGCAAATGAGCACGTGCACATTTTTGGAGAGCGCAAGCCAACCCACAACGGAGGCAGCCATGTTGTTAACGAAGACATTTATCACGTTTCAGTTGATGGCGAGTACTTCAAGGGCAAGCAGGTCATTCTATTCGACGACCTGCTGACTAGTGGCAAGACCATCGAGGACTTCAGAAGAAAGTTGGAGGCGGCAGGTGCTTATGTGGAGAGAGAAATCTTTTTGGCTCGCACCATTCACCACGACCCAATAAGCAACAGAGGCGTGTTGCAGGAGATGGCAGAAGGCTTTTATGAGGCAGTTGCACACTCAAAGAGATGTTTTCCACAGGGTGTTAATATCATCAAGAAATCAAACAACAACTATAATAAAGTAGCGTAACATGAAGAAGTACAATGATATACTAGCAGACGAGCGCCCAGAGTTCAAGGCTGCTAATTACGGATTCGATTCACTCAGTAACACCGAATTGTTATCCATGGTAATCAACAGAGGGGCAGGAACAGCCGAAAGCCTAAGCCAGGCTAGGCAACTGATGAACATGGCAGACAATAACCTCAGTAACCTTGCAAAGTTATCCATGGACGAAATGCAGGTAGTGCAGGGTATAGGCGACTGCAAGGCGTTGGCAGTACTCGCAGCTTTGGAACTAGGAAAGCGCAGGGCAGTGGAGAAGTTGGGCAGCAAGCCCGACATGGGCAGCAGCCTAGCCATATACAACTACATGCTTCCGCAGATGGCAGACCTTAAGGTAGAGCAGGCACACGCCATCTTTATGAACCAAAATTTCAGACTCATCAAGAGCGTGAAACTGAGCGAGGGAGGGATAACAGAGACTTCAGTGGATATTCGTATCCTCATGAGGGAGGCAGTCTTGAGCGGTGCAACCATCATGGCATTTGTGCACAATCACCCATCGGGCAACACGCAGCCAAGCAAGGCGGACGATGTGCTGACCCAGCAGATAGCCAAGGCTTGTCAAGTTATGCGCATCTTCTTTATGGACCATGTGATAGTAACAGATGGAGCATTCTACAGCTATCACGACAAGGGCAGACTATAGGCACCATGGGCAACGTGACAGGAACACGTTGCCCTTTCTCTTTCTTGCAATCTTGCTGATGACCGCGGATGAAGGGAGGGGGATAGAGATAGCGATGGCGATGGCAATTCGGCACGGCAGTCGGGAAAAAGGGCAATTGCCACATGAAAAAAACCTTACATATACCGCTCCAGTCAGCCGTGGCAATTGCCTCCGAGCGTAGGGCGGTGGGGAGTATAGTTACAGCAAGGCACGCTCTTTTTTGCTCCAACTTTTCAAAAATCCTTGATTTTCAGCAAGTTGGCAAAAACGACCGTGGAAAATTTGTGCAAAATGCCCAAATTTTGCAATCAATTGCCATTGATTGCCCGCTCGAAAACGGCTACTTATGCCAATTTCCATGAAATTGCCACAAGAAACGAGCCGTTTTCGAGCGAACCCCTACATTGCATTTCGGGGTAAAAGCGGTGATAACATTGTTTGACATCATTCAAGAATGATGAGAAAAAGAGGTAAAAACCGTGTTTGATGGGGGTGAAATGTTAAAAATGAGTTAATCATAAAAGAAAGTTTATGTTTTATTTGGTTATTAAAAGAATTTTATGTATCTTTGCATCGTGAATAGATAACTAGATGTTTAACAATTTAAAATTCAACAGATGAATGAAGAAGAGCTAGAAAAGCAGATTAGAATTAAGAAGAAACTGCTAAGTGATTACATCAGGCTGAGAAAGGCTTACAACATTGATGATGAAACTTATTGGAAGTTTACAGACAGCGTTTTAGACCAGCTTTCAGTTCTGATTAAGAAAAGAAAAAAGAAGTAAAAACTTACCCCTCCTTCGGGAGGGGATTTAAAAAATAAAAGATATGAATAATAATACGGATTTACTTAAGGAATACGCTTCTCTTGCAGGCAAGGAAGACGAAAAGAGCGAAGCTCGCAAAACAGAAATTTTAAACTACATCAAATTAAATGCTGATGATAGTGATAGAGAGGAAGCAAAGGCTTTCATCAACCAAAAGATGGAGCAGCTTCAGAGTGAAGTCCTGACTTTGCGTGAGCAGCTTGCAGAGGAAGATTACAAGTTGCTGCCACTTCGTTACATCGCACAGAATTACTTCGGCAAAAGCGCAGCATGGCTCTCTCAGCGTCTCAATGGCTCAGAGGTTCGCGGTCATGTTTACACGCTCAATTCCGAGCAGAAAGATATTTTCAATCGTGCCGTCCAGGAGATTGGACAACGCATTAGCTCTTTGCAGTTAGCATAGGGTTATCTGTTCACACAACCGTCCCCGACGCGATTCCGTGTCGGGGACTCTCATTCCTTTAAACTTAAAAATATAAGATTATGGAATATACAGAGATGATTGATAAGGTGAAGGCTTTGGCTACACAAAACAGAGCTGCCAAGACCGCAGAGGATAAGGCGGAGGTTCGCCGTCAGATGGATGCACTCAAGGAGTCAGACCCTAAGGCTTTTGCCGTGGCAGTTGGCTACATGGCTAAGAACACAGAGCAGAAGGTCAAGGAACTGACCATGGCTCAGAAATTTGGCTCGCTTAGCCTTGCTATTTAGGCTATCTTTATTTAACACATCGTCCCCGACACAGAGCCGTGCCGGGGACTTCTTTTTGTTCACATATATTTGATATTGTTGTATAAAAGATAATTTTATGTTACTACAAGATATTGAGACCTGCAGGCAGGCTCGTCTGGTTCTCCGAGAGCTTATCAAGGGCGATAAGTCACGTGCGCAGCTCTGGGGCTCGCTGGTTGACAACCAGCTTGATGATGTTGATTTGAGGTTCATCCTTCCACCATTGGCCAACGAGGGCTACATCGAAGAGTCTGAAGGCATGTGGCATATACTGGACAAGGGTGTGAAGTACATGCAGAATTACGACAGAATGATGCTGGAGAGCGCAGAGAGCTATCTAGAGGGGAGGTCAAAGCGCACCCGTGAAAATCCTCAAGAGCACAAGCAGGAGAGTGAAAGGAGATGGAATAGGAAGATGACTGTGATTGGAGTCATTCTAGCCCTATTATCCGTGTTAGCAGCTTACACAGAACCTCTCTTAGAGAGGGCATGGCAAGTGATATTATCGCTAGTGATTGACAAATGACTATGATATAGAGAGCCTTGATACGGCTCTCTATACTGTCAATATCGGTTCTTGACTTTCTCATACCTTATATATTATTTCGTTTAACCGATGCAAATATACGGAATTTTATTGAATATCCATGGAATTTTATTGAATATCCGTGGAATTTTATTGAAAAACAGAGAATTTCATGGAATTTTGTGGAATTTTCAAGCCCAAAATGTTAAATCTTATCAGATATAACAAAAAAGTTATCTTTTTATTTGGTAGAACATAACTTTTTTGTTATCTTTGCATCGTCTTTCAGACAAAGAGATCTTTTAATTAATTAAATTCCTTACATGAGATGAAAACTAGTCAACTAGTTAGACAGCTGAACCGAGCGGGATGCTTCGTTGTTCGGCATGGTGGAAATCACGATGTTTGGTATAGTCCTATTACAGGACTCAAATGTCCGGTTCCACGACACGGCAGTCGGGAAGTCCCTAAAAAGACTTACGACAGTATTCTAGAAAGATTGCTCGGGCTTTAAGCCCGGCAATTTTTCTCTAGTTGACCAAGTTCGTTGAGACGGATGGAGTGGTTGGTTTTAAGGTCTCTTTTTAATTGGTTTAAAAGTATGGCAACAAAAGTAACGATACAGGTAGAGAAAGGCAAGCAGGAGAAGAATTTCTCTTGCTTCATGGTTGAAGAACTTCCAGACTTTGCACTTGCCGGGTATGGTAACACAGCCAGGCAAGCTATTGAGGATATGTATGTGGCGCAGAAGGAAATCAAGGAGCTTCTTGAGGAAGAGGGCAAGCAGATGCCTGAGCTGGAGTTTGTGTTCCGGTTTGACATCGGTTCGTTCTTCGATTATTACTCATACCTCAATATGAGTGGAGTGGCGAAAAAGGCGGGTGTCAATGCATCACTTATGCGTCAGTATGCCATGGGTAAGCATGAACCTAGCCAGAAGCGCAAGCAGCAGATTTTGGACTGTCTGCGTCAGATTTCACAAGAAATGCAAACTGCCGTGATTTAGTTCACTCACAGTTTTCATATAATTATGTAGGAAATTTAGTTAAGATCTCTGAGCCCTCCGTGCGTGACGCATCGGGGGTTTTTTTATTCCTCGCTCTTTCCATTTTCATTCCTCAATACCCCGATTTTATGCTCTAAAACATATTCCCTGCAGATACTTTGTCAGTGAGGTTGAATGTCTGAAATATTATTGCTATTTTTGCACTTGATATAAACAACAAACTTATGGAAAAAGGAAATATAAATTTTGTAGCCATTGACTTTGAGACAATGACACCCGAGCTGACTAGCGCATGCGCAGTTGGTATGGTACAAGTAGTAAATGGTGTAATCATGCAGAAGTTCTATAGCTTAATTAAGCCATATCCTGATGAGCGTACAGAGCGAAACACATTCGTGCATGGCATAACAGAAGAGATGGTGGAGAATGCACCTACGTGGGATATCGTTTTCCCAGTTCTGAGAAGCTTCGCTCAGAGTGGTTGCATAGCTTGCCATAATGAGGGTACTGAAGCTAATATACTTTCTAGACTAGCTGAAGTTTACAACCTTGACATGCCAGGATATCATATTATTGATACCATGCGATTATTACCTGGTAATAATTCGTTGAAGAAGATGTGCGAGTTGATGGAAATTGAGATGCACGACCATCATGACGCATTAGCAGATGCAACTGCCTGTGCTGAGATTGTACTGAAAGGTGCAGGCATTGATGTCACACATCATCATTATGAGAAGCCTGACTATAAGGCTCACAAGAGCCTGACTGGAGAAGTCAAACAGCCATTAGCTGATGAAGATGTTGCTAACAAGGACAATCCGTTCTTCCACCAGAAGGTGGTAATCACTGGAGTATTTACAGCTTTCCCAGATAGAGAGAAGCTGGCTTTTAGACTTCGTGACTGCGGTGCAGACATCAATTCCTCTATCTCGGCTAAGACGAATATCGTAGTTAAAGGTGAGGGAGCAGGACCTTCCAAGATGGAAAAGATAAAAAAACTCAATGAGAAAGGAGCTAATATCAGAGTCATCGAGGAGAAAGAGATGGTGGAAATAGTAGAGAAATATGGTATATAAATAAAAAAATGAGCGAGGAATGAAAATTTCTCGCTTTTTTTTTTGGCGGTTCCAATTATTCTTCGTATTTTTGCCAACGCTTACAAGATAGTAGTAATCTACTCAGTGAAGGCGACTGTTTCGCCTAGGCTTCACGCCGTGGGCTTTTTTTATGCCTATAAAGTATCATTTTCCCGGCAGCGGGAAAAAGGTCTTTTCAATATGGCGGTTGCATGATCCGTAAGATATCGTTTGCCCTTCGCTGGGAAAGCTACCATCTTGTAAGCAACGGTGAATGTGGCCGCCACCATTGTATCTATACATCAAGGTCGGCCTATAATGCTTACAAGATGGCAATTATGCAGAATTCAATTTTAATTAGTGATGCGCAGGTGAGACCTGCAGGCATCAGCGTTGAGGAGGGTATCAATACCCTCAAGTGTGAAATCAAGAAGCTCGCCAAGACCAAGAGCGAGACCTTCAGCTATATCTGCGGGGAGACCGTGACCTATGGAGAGGTTGTGTTCACCATGGTTGGTTTCGCAGCTGTGATGGCGATGCTCATGATTGGTGGTTTCATATTTGGAGGGGAGGTAGCATGATGGTGAGCAGAATGACTACAGAGCTGTTTCATGCTCAGCTGGAGGAGAACATCGTGAGAGCCGCAGACGAGCGCAAGCGCCATCAGGCAGAGTTGCAAGTTATAAGCCGGAATTACGAGAGCTCGTTGGACAGTATTGAACGCATGGAGGATGAAGCAGGGGAAAGCTACCGCTGTGCCCGTAATGCTTTCGAGAAGGCCAAAAATGAATATCAGGAAGAACTCCGTAATTGTAGAAAGCTTCGCAATGAGGCAGGATTTCGCAGAGATAAGGCGAAGGTCGAGGAGACTAATCTTTGGACACTCAACAACAATACCATCCAGAGCGACCGCCATAACATCTTTGAGAGATACCGAGAAGCGGGGGGGTACTTACGGGAGCAGAAGCAGAACTTCTGCACCCAGGCTGGACCAAAGACAAGAAAGGAGGAGTGAGCGATGAAAAAGAATAAGAAGAAAGTCAAGAGAGACGTTATCTTGCTATATTTCCGCCGCCGTCGCATCCGCGATGCGCTCATGAAACGCTGGTGGGAGCTTGAAGCCAAGCGCAAGGAACTGTACAAACTGGTGGAGTATGCCAAGATTCAGTCAAGATACTGTGTTAATCTGGACTGCCACCGCATTGTTGGCAGATACCTCAGTGAACTGGAGCGAGAGGAAATCCGTGTTACCAGACTTCAGACCAAATACGACATTTGGGCTTCCCGTCTGAGCTACTGGGTTGATCTCTATGAGACCGCATTAAACCGACAGCACCCAGATGACGATATTTAAGTTTAACCCTTTAAAAAATGAATATTATGCCAGAAAATAATGATTGGTTCGATAGTGAGCAGTTTGAGCGAGATCTGCTCAACGCTTACTTCCACTTTCGCAATAACCTTCCGATGAAGGATGCAGACACCGGTCTTGACTACAAGAAGAGTTTCAAGACCACCGCAGACATCGCCACGGAACTTGACGACATGGGCGGTGTAGGTACAGACACCATCAACCGCTACATGGTGGAGCATGACTATCAGGTAGCCACGCAGCCAGACGGTACCGTGGCATGGGCTATCTGGGAGAGAGTTGTCAGGCCAGACAGCCTGGTTTAAGTTAAAAACTCATATATTTTATTATACTACCATGTGTTATGCATAATTTTTCGTACCTTTGCAGCACGAAAAATTTTACAAAGTTTTGAAAAGCTTTGATACGGCTGGCCGCCCGTGAGGGTAGTCAGCCGTATTTTTATTTTTATCCTCTCCATATTATCTTTGCATCAAAAAAGATAATATATGACCATCACATCACTTCCGTCGGGCAGTTTCTTCCTCGAGAACATCCCCGACATCGATATTCTTACGGCCAAGACGCGCCTGCTCGTCACCATCCAGATAGGTGACGATACCATCTACGATGAGTATCTCTATCCTGCCGATGGAGAGATCAGAGTGAGCGACCTTGCCGACATTTTCCGTCCCTATGCACGCCGGAGGCTGGCAGTCACAGCCACCATCACCATCGCCGAGCAACAGGTTCCGGGCTCCGGAGACACCGACTCGGCAACAGTCACCGATACGCAGACAGCCAACCTGCAGGTCTACTATTCTACCGTAGACATCGTGGGCGTGGACTGCTCTACATTCCTCACCACCCACTTTCTCACCCTGCTGGAGGGACACAAGACCACCTACATGGGGCGACTTGAATATCTCCACTACATGGGCAAGGACACGGCAACAGTCACCGCACACTTTTCCGACAAAACCACAAAATTGTTTACCGCACCAGCCACCGGCGGCAATGACATCTACACCACCATCGACGTTTCTCCGTCAAGATTCGAGGCAGAGGGCACCGACCTTCTCTACTACGTGGTAGAGGCAGGCTCACGCTCCATGACCTTCATCATAGACAGCGAGGAGCGTGACGTGGCGCCTACTCTGCTCTTCACCAACAGCTTCGGCTGCCAGGAGCTCATCTACTGCACAGGCAAGCACGAAGTAGACCCGCAGTACACCCGCGATGCAGCCTACATGGGCGGCATCAGGGTAAACTACCGCATCACAGAGCAGCGCACATTCAACGCCGATACTGGCTATCTGGGCACAGACATGGCAAGCTGGGCAGATGATCTTTTCCGCTCAGATGAGGTCTATCTGGTCAACTTCATCGGCGGCGTTGCCAAGGTGGGCAAGCGTGTCACCCTCTCTGACTCCAAGTCCAAGCGCGACAACCTGCGCGACAGCGTGCCACGCTTCACCTTCAGCTACACCTACGCCCAGCGCCAGCACAATGTGCTTGACCTGCAGCGAGCCGGCCGTATCTTCGACAATACCTTCGATAACACCTTTAACTGATGAGACGCACGGCTTACCACCTCACAGAGGTGCTGCGCCTCCTGGCCAAGGCAGAGCGAGACCGCTCAACCATTAACCTGAAGGCGTGGACATCAGACGGCGAGACCGTCGATTATACAGGATGGCTGGTCAGGGGCAGCAGTTGGCGAGGCGGTTTCCACCGTCTCGTCAACCCGGCAAATGCCGAGGTTCGCACCGTTCCGGACATCTACATTCACCAGTTCCTGGGCTTACCAGTATATTTATGACATGAAACAGAAAAAATATCAGCTTCAGCAAGTGGGAACCAGCGGTTCCTACAGTCGCTACGCTCTCGTGGCAGAGGGCGTGAGCAGGGTTACAGACTCCACCACCATCGAGCAGCAGTATGGGAAGGATACCAGTTTCCTGGGTTCCGGAGAGGTGGGCGATGCCACCACGGGCATCTTGGAGACTTCAGACGGCAAGCTCTTCGAGTATGTGAACTATGGCGATGACAACGACATGCCATACACCCTGCAGCAGTTGCTGCGCCGCAACATGGTGGCACAGCGAGCTATGGCTTTCAACGTCCAGTGCTGCTACGGCCAGGGCGTGCGCTTCATGGACCGTGAGACCAAGCAGGACACTACAGACAGCGAGATACGCGACTTCTGCCTGAAGAACTCCATCCACGAGGTTTTCATGCAGCAGGCCACCGACATGAAGTTCTTCTTCTGGTCGGTAGAGGTCATCATCCTGAGCCGTGACCACTCCAAGATAGTAAACATCCGCCACAAGGACGTTTCCTACTGCCGCCTGGAGGTACCAAATGAGAAGGGGCGCATAGAGCATGTCTTCTTCGGCGACTTCCGCAACGTCATGTCGCCTGTCCACACCGAAGTCATTCCGCTCCTCGACTTCTACGACCCGCTGGGCGACCTCATGGCGCGCATGGGCAAGGCACCCGACCCATACACAGGCATCACGGGCAAGGCACCCGAGATGGGCAAGGACTGCAAGTTTGCCATCATCTCACGCATCCCGACACCCGGACTGCAGTACTATCCGATACCATACTATGCCAGCATCTTCGACGATGCCTGGTACGACATCTACCGTCTCATCGGTATCGGCAAGCGCTACATGATCAAGAACACGTCCGCTCCACGCATCCAGATAGAGGTGCACCGCGACTACTGGGAAGAGCTCTGCAACAACGAGGACATCATCGACCCGGATAAGCGCAAGGAGCGCATCCTGCAGGAGAAGGACAACATCATCAACTTCGTGTGCGGACCGGAAAATGCAGGCAAGGCGCTCATCACGGGCTATTACTTCGACCCCAACGGCAAGGAGCAGCGCATGGTGCGCATCATCAACCTCTCCGAGGGCAGCAAGAAGGAGGGTGGCGACTGGGCTGACGACATGAGCGAGGCATCCAACGCTCTCTGCTTCTCGCTGGGCGTACATCCAAACCTCATCGGAGCCACACCAGGCAAGAGCCAGATGAACAATTCCGGCTCAGACAAGCGAGAGCTCTTCATCCTCAAGCAGTCGCTCGAGAAGGCTTGCCACGACATCATGTGCAAGCCTTACCACGTCATCTCCCACTACAATGGCTATGCCGACCGTGGAGTGACCGTAGACGTGCCGATGATAGAACTCACGACACTAGACAAAAATAAGGACCAACAGACATCAATAGTTTCAAACAATAATGGCAAAAATGAAGATTCAAATCAGCAAGGATGATTTCGAGCAGAGCATCCTTGCAGCCACCAGTTCGCACTCTGAGGTGTTCGAGTCGGTGGAACCGCATTTTAAGGAGTCCTATCTGCGGCTCAGCCAGCAGATACTGGGCGAGGTAGGAGAGGCGGCACTGGAGACCAGCGACGACCTGCGTGAAGCAGTCATCAAGGCGGTGTGCCTCGATGCCTTCCTCGGCGTAGTCAGACACCTCGACCTCGTGCTTACGCCTACAGGCTTTGGCGTTGTGGCCAACAACGAGGTCACTCCAGCCAGTTCCTCCAGAGTAGAGGCACTCATAGAGCAATGCCGCATAGCCCTCATCGTGGCTCAAGACACAGTCATGTCTCATCTCACCGTAGTGTCAGGATGGGGAAGCACCCTCCAGGCTCAGCAGGGCATACAGACGGTTGTGTGGAGCATGGAGGGCTATTGCTATCTCACGAGACAGACCAGCATGACCTCCAAGGACTGGATGTCCAAGCTGGCAGCCATGCAGGAGGCAGACGCCACCCTTCGCAAGCTGGTGTCAGACGAACAGATGGATGACATCATGTGTCTGGTCAGAGGTGTGAGAGAGGGCAATGAATTTGAAGGCTGCGTGCGCCTCATGCTGAGCCGCAGCCTGATCATGTTGGCCAACGACATGCTGTCGGCATACTCCAACGAGCGTGCGAGACTGCTCAGATACTTCGATGCACATCTCGATAACTTCCCAATATATGCGGATTCATCGGCATATAAGGCTAACCATTTCAAAGAGTTCAACAATGAAAAATCAAAACCTGCCTTCGTTTTCAACGCATAAAGATGGTACACAAGAGTTCAATTTCAAGGCGCCGTCATCGTGGGCGGAACTTTCAGAGGATCAGTTGCGCTATGTCCTTAGCATCATGTCGACGTTCCAGGATCATACCGTTGTCAAATGCTACCTTCTCGCAAGGTTCTGCGGTCTTACCGTACATAAGTACACCCGAACCGGGTGGAAATGCAGCGTTAAATGCGATGAAAGCGTTGAAAATGGCGATGCTAAGACTGGAAAAGTGCGCAAGAGAGTCCTATACATCAGCGCTGCAGAAATCCTCTCTCTGCTCAAAAACTTCGATTTCATCGACTCCTTTACGGACTTTCGGCCTCTACAGGTCGCAAGTGACCTTCAGCTGCAGGCAGTAAACAGCCTGCTTCACGAAATCAGCTTCTACGATTACCTCAATATCGAGAAGAACTACCAGCTGTTCATGCTCAAGCAGGAGGACAGATTTCTGCTGAAAATGGCGCATCTCATGTACAGGACAGCAGGCGGTTCTTCCGATGAAACCGCCAATTTCGAACCTTATGAGCTCCTCGGAGTCTTCATGTGGTTCTCGAGCGTCAAGGAGTATTTCGCCGCCAACTTCCCTCACTTCTTCAGACCTGCGAAAGAGGGTGGCGAACTGCGCCGTGAGGACATCCTGCCAGCCATGCAGGCGCAGATCAGGGCACTTACCGATGGTGATGTGACCAAACTGCAGGCAGTCTATAATACCGACTGCTGGGCTGCCCTCACAGAGCTTGATAACAAGGCACGAGAGGCAGAGGAGTTCAAGAAGCGCAATAGGCAAAACAATTAAATATTCAGCATATGACAGAGAAAATCTTCGATTCCATCGCCTATTTCAAGCAGCTGGCTGCCGAGTGCAGAACCTGCAGGGATTATAATTTTGTCGCAACAGAGTGTTCCGGACCAGATTCCATCCAGGGAGTCATGCAGCAGTTCCGCAAGGCATCCAACTTCATCATGGTCTCAGATACCGTTGACAGCAACACCCATTCCATCGGAGAGGGCTTCTTTGACCGCAACGTCTATACCGTCTGGATCCTGGCAGGGTACCGACGCGATGACATGGCAGACCGAGAGGCGAAACTGAATATCTGCAGATATATCTTCCGACAGTTCCTCAGCCGTATGCTCCACGACAAGAGCCGTGAGGCATACGACGGGCAGATGGAGTTCCTGGACCTCACGCAGGTCTATTCGAGCGAGCTGGGCAGATGGTCCATGAATGGCGTCACAGGACTCTACTTCATGATCACATCAGACGAACCTATCGACATTCAGTATGACGAGAGCCTATGGCAGACGCAGCAGTAGATGATCTCCTCAGATATGAGCGAGGCTGGACTAACGCCATGGGCGACTACTGGAGAGAGCGCATGGAGCGGCTTCGTACCATCGATACCGGCCGCCTCTACGCTTCCATCAAGGCGCACCTGGAGCAGGGCTCTGTGACAACCATTGAGCACAACTTCCTGCAGTACGGTATCTATGTAGCTGCAGGAGTAGGCCCGGCACATGAGTGGTACAAGTGGACCGAGGCACAGGGAGGCGAGAAAGTCCACCGCATCAACAACGGCGACCTCAAATTCCTGGGCGATGAATACCGCCGAGACAACAATCTCGAGAAACCGAAGAAAGTGGGCCCAGCCTGGGGCGGTCGCATCGCCGGTGGCGAACCTAAAGGCTGCCGTGACTGGTTCTCAAAGAAGTACTACTCATCTGTCATGAAGCTCAACGAGCATGAGGCTACCTTCTACGGCGACCGGTACAATGGTCTGATGGCATCAGCCCTAACCGAAATCTTCAGGGGCATAGGAGCAGCACGCAACCTCTAGGGAGCGTATTTTTACCGATTCCATCGTCATATTATCTTTGCATCAAAAAAGTAAAATGGCATACAAATTAGACAAGAGTGCACTTCAGACCCTTTTCGAGGGCATCAGAGACGAGCGACGTCTGCAGGCCAACACGGCAAACCGCATCGGCAACGCTTTCCTCTCGCTGCTGCATTTCTGTGCGGACGAGACCTCCGAAGCCTTTCTCAGCCGCAAGCATGACGATGCAGCCGAGGGCATGATTACCTTCCTGCGTGGACTCATTTCCGAGCAGATGGCGCAGCTCAAGGCGGGTGCACAGTTCGGTGACTTCGTCTCCGGGCTGTACAACGGCAAGGGCGCGCAGGTCGATGCCAATGGCAATGCAGAGGTTGAGAGCATCACCGTCCGCACATACATGCGGGTCATGGAACTGATTGTCAACCGCCTGTCAGCGCAGGAGGGTGACACTTTCTTCACCGAAAGCGACACCATCGAGAGCGTTGACAGTCTGGGCGATGATTGCTATGGCTTACACCTCCGCTCCAAGTATAGTGGATACTTCACGGCTCAGCATGTGGGCAACGTCATCAAGGGCGTGGTCAACAACATCGCTTCGGCAGCCAATTCTGGCACCTCGGCTGATTACTACACCTCATGGATGAGAGTCAACAGCGTCAACGCGGTCAAAAATTACATCGAAGTCACCCTGTATCCTGATGCCGATGTGCCGGCAGGCAAGAACTTCCCTCCATGCGAGCTCATGAACATCGCCCGTTATGGCAACCAGACCGATGAGTCGCTGCAGAGCTGCTTCTATATCTCCAGTTCTGAGGGACGCATCGTCAAGCTGACGGGCGTCACCAAGCCGATACTGGATGATTACAACTACGGCATGGTCTTCGGCGACATGCCTGAATTCGTCAAGTCGCTCAACCTTCCCATCGTCAAGGGCAGGGATTATCTCTATGCAGCCGGCATCATCACCCAGGACATCATACAGATCGACTACCATGGCAAGCCGATAGTCGATTTTGTAGACCGGGGACCATGGTCAGAGGCGGCAGAATATTTCTGCTCAGCTCTCAATCCGGAAACAGGTAAATACGAGACCTCCGACGTTTGGTATACCGGCTGCAAGTGGCGATGCCAGAAAACCGGTACCCATACCGCACCAAGGTGGAACAATACCGATTGGGCGATGATAGAAGGCAATCCTGCCTTCATCATTGACTTTCTCGAAGACGAGACGCTCTACGACTTCGACAACTTCCGGGCTCCGCTAACTGTCGTTGCTACGCTCTACGGACAGGATATTACCTCGGATATCCTCGACAGCGACGTAGCCTGGACCAGATACACCGAGAACAAGGCCGGTGAACAGAGAGTAACCAGCGACAACATTTGGGCACTCGAAGTCGGTTCCAAGGCGGGCAAGGCTATCGTCCTGACCAAGTCAGACCTCTCCGTCGACAGCGAGGGGGTTCCGGCCAAAATCAGGTTCACGGCAACAGTTACACTTCGTGATGGTCTGGGCGATGAGGTCGCCCATGATTCCATCACTCTGGAATGTGTTTAATAACATATAAGATGAAATACAAAAGATTAGACATCAAGTACACGCCTCTGCAGGTACACTACTCCAAGTCCGTATCAGGCAGCGTTCCGCTCGAACAGACCTATGATGCTGATCAGGATGAGTATTCTCCTGACTACAGGCTGACGCCATGCGCCTTGCAGCCGGTCATCAGCATCATTGACCGAGATGGCATACTCCCGAGCGGACGTGTCAACAGCGAGCTGACGGACATCGCCTGGTACAGAGTCGAGAATGGTGTGGAGGGCAATGCGCTGGTTACGACACCCCAAAAGCATGTCATCACATCGTCCGGCGATAATGCTGGAAAATTGCTCTGGTATATCAACGCAGCACCGCAGAAGCCGATACTGCTCAGATTCAAGGCCAAGTACCTGGACACCCGAACAAACGAGGTACGCAATATTACGATGGACTACTCCATCAACTGCAAGAATGCGACCATCTACAAGCCAACGCTCCTGCTGTCAAGCGGTGACCGCTACTACAACCCACTCCGTGATACCGACAAGCAGGTCATCAGCGCTTCCCTGCGCCTGGAGGCTGAAGAGTGCGCTAAGGAGAAAAGACTGTTCGTCTGGGAAATTCTCCGTGATAGAGGGCAGTTCTCTGCCATTACTGCAGATGATTTAGAAATCAAGGTATCCGCTGATGGTGCATCCGTAACGCTAGACCGCTCTCTGATGGGTAAGCGCATCTGCATCAGGTGTAGAGCAAGATACTCTGCAGCAGGCAATCCGGAAAGCGTAGAGCTCAACGATGCAACCCCATTCAAGATAGTCAACATCGTCAGGAGAATTCCGTTCTACGATTACGACATGCTTGATACGGTCGATGAGGTGCTGCCTGACACGAAGGAGGTAAACCCAAGGGCAACTATTTTTGACAATGTAGGGGAAATAGCAAACCCTACGAGAGAGCTGCAGGTGCTCTGGTGGATGGCACCGAATAATTCGGTACACTTCGAGAATGCTGTCCTTGTCGGACATGGCATGTCTCCGAGTGTTCCTACAGAACTTCTGGATCCAAACAGAGGAGCTATACTCGCGTTGGAAGTCAAAGACCTCGAACCCTTAGCTCTAGCAATGGATGCCGACGGCAAGGTCTTCGTGGACGCAGACGGCAATCCGTTTATTTTTCACTAATAATTATTTTTTTAAAATATGGAAAGATACATCAAGGCAAACCGCAAGGTTGCAGAGTTCCTTCAGCTGACCGAAGACAGAACTGAACTGCAGGATGGCAGTTTCCTTCTGTGGTGTCAGGACATCCTGCCGCTCGGTAAACCTATCGAGTTCGAGGAGACGCTGGCCAAGATTGGAGCTATCGCCATGGACGGCAAAACAGCCTGCAAGGAGCAGGACGGAGAAGTGTGTAACAAGCTGCCTGTAGCTACAGACAGCAGATTCATCATGAGAGAGGAGGCAAAGAATGAGTAGTGCAAGCAAATCGGTGAACATCAAGTTCATCCAGAAGATGGGTACATTCACGCCATCTATCCAGTCTCCGGATGGAGATCTCTACCAGGAGTACCAGAAAAACGGCGAAGTCGTCATCGTCTATCCCGACTTCTCGCAGTTGCAGCCTAAGCTCTACTTCGTAGTCCTCTCGTCAAGAGCAGCTGATGGTGTCACGACACCTGTCTCCATGCAGTTCTTTTTCAACGAGACGGAGATTCCGTTCAACAGCTCTGGCAAATCAACCGGTCTCTTCGAAGGTCTCTTCGAGATTATCAGACCAAGTACTTCGCAGTTCTTCTGGGGGCTGAAGATATGCAACAACCTGGTCAAGGCATCCAATTACACAGCCATCAATATCAAGATGGTTGGCAAGATTTCCGAGAGATCCAACCAGCAGGAGATTACCGATGAGGTACAGGCTGTATACGAGATACCGGTCGGCCCGTACACAGGCGTAGCCTATCGAGTATCGATCAAGGCTCCTGCAAGCGATACACACAACTTCGTGCTCAACAACAAGGATGATAGCTGCCAGCTCGAAGCCAAAACCACGCTGGCCAACGAGACCCTGACATCAGGGCTATATTATAAGTGGTACAGAGCTACAAACAGCATCACGGGTTGGGAGCAGATTGCAGAAGCAAATGGCAAGACAATTACTGTCAAGGCATCCGAGGTCGATTGTACTCGCGAGTATATGGTAGAGGTCTACAATGACAAGGCCATGGGCAAGGATAATCTGCTGGGATTTGATTTCCAGACAGTCATCGACGCGTCGGATCCGTATGACATCGAGCCGAACCCGACACCAGCGGATGAGTCTATCAGCGAGGACGAGGCAGGTAATGGCACTGTGACCTATACACCTCGCATGATTGTCAGAGGTAAGTCGGAGGCAGTGGAAACTAAATTCTATTTCACGCTGAAATCTGGGTCCGGTGTCGTCCTCAACACCGAAGCGGCACGCAAGCCTACAGTCCAGTTGAGTTCTTTCGCTGTGACGAGAGAAGACTGCATACACGCAGGTTACAGCAACGTAGCATTAACTATTCAGTCAGTCAAGTAGCTTATGCCAATTATAACAAGAATTATCAGATTTCTCCGCATCGGTGTTGGCATATCCGACACCGATGTCGAGTATGCTGACTCCACGAGCAGCACCGTAGCGCCAAACACAGGCTGGCAGACTACAGCGCCGAAGTGGCAAAATGGTCACTTCATCTGGTCCAGAACTCGTATATATTATACCAATGGTCAAGAGAAGATCAGCAATCCTGTCTGCTTGCCATCCGGCAAGGGTGTAGTCAGCATCGTAGAGCAGTATTACCAGTCTGCGTCATCGTCGATACTTACAGGCGGCACCTGGGTCAGCAACAAGGCTCCTGCTTATGTTGAAGGCAAATTCATCTGGACTCGTTCAGTCATTACTTATACAGATGGCAGCAGTACTGCTACTGATGCCGTATGCGTGACCGGCAGCAAGGGAGACAAGGGAGATAAAGGCGACAAGGGCAGCACCGGCAGCGTCCTTCGAGGTCCGCAGCTGTGGAATACCTGCATCAATGGATACAGATTCGAAGCGGGTGGAGAAGGTGAAGAGTGGAAAGATACGGTCTTCTATAATGGCAATACCTATTCCTGCATCAAGACGCACGTCAAGACAGCAGATAATTATCCGGGATCTGCAGCTGATCTGAATAACCATTATTGGAGACTGGGCCAGTCTATCGAACTCCTCATAGCCCACATCATCCTCACCCAATACCAGATGGTGGAGAACCTGGGTGTCCGTTCCATCGAGATGAAGGATAAGGACGGCAATGTCGTTTTCAGAGCTAAGGATGGTGATCTCGATTGCAAGGGTGGTAATTTCGAGAACATTACGGCAACAGGTAACTTCAAGTCAAGAAATGAAAAAACCTGGAATGAAATCGAAATGAATGCTGATAAGGGTTACCTTGTCATGCGTGGACCAACTTCAGTTAACGATGACAACTGGGATTTACCAAGTTCAATTGCTGAAATGACAGACCTTTTCAAGGTTAAATTTGAGACAGATAGTGATACGCTGAGTCGAATTGCGACAATGGATTTATTTGGATTTGGTGGAAGGAAACGGGTGAATATAGATCCAGAATTTGGTTTAAGAATATACTCTAATGAGGGGACAGATGATGAGAGTCATCTGTTTTTGGGCAAGGATTCGATTGATTATAGTGACGGATTAGGTCATGTGTATCATAGTGATTGGAACAGTTTGCTAAAAAAAATATTATAAATAAATATGGAAGGTAAAAAATTCAATTCCGTGACGAAAGTCACAACCGTCAACAGCAACCAGAGTCTGCTGCTGACAGACCAGAATGGCAATGTCACTAGCATCGGTATGGATGCGCTCAAGGCTGACCTTGCTGTTGGTCAGCATGCCTGGTGCGGAAGAGTGTGGGACACCGCAAACGCAACGCCTAAGGCTGCATCATACATTGGCTCACTTGAATTGCTGAAGGAGTTGCCATACGTCCTCGGACTTGGCGCATACTTGGTCAAGAATGACCACAGCCGCAGAAAGCTCGACAGCAAGGATCACCACAAGTATGCTACTGGTGAACCGGCAAGGCTGGATGGTACAGAAGGTCACTATCAGTGGGGCTGGGGCAGAAAATTCTACGTTGTCATCAAGGATATTGGCGGATTGCACTATGAGCAGATTGGCATCAAGCCAATTCCTGGTGAATACAATCTTGAAATACCAATCGGCAGTATTTCTGCAGCTGGCTTCGCTACTATTGAGCGTAGTACCGGACGCCTGGTTAGTTACATCAACGATGCAGCTAACTACCGTGGTGGCGACAACAATGCTACCTATGATGGCAAGAACAATACGTTGCTGGGCAGACCTGCTACCGCTATGACTACAGAGCAGTTCAGAGCTGCAGCGCGTAAGAACGGCAAGGGTTGGCTTTGCACAACCATGCGACATACATCCATTGTCGCAATTCTGTTCAGTGTCATTTTCGGTACACATTATGATCAGGATGCAGTCAATGCCAACAAGGATGCCAACGGCCTCTTCCAAGGTGGACTCGGAGCAGGCTTGACGCAGATGCCGAACTGGGAAGCCAACAATGGTTGGCGACCAGTTGCACCAATGAGTGCAGGCATTGAACTTGGTGATTCATGTGGAGAAGCGACCTATGCCGTAAAAAATGATGCAGGGGCAACGGTCTATAATGCCAAGATACCATGTTTCTTCGGTTATAAGAACGGCTTTGGCAATCTATGGCGAATGATGGATGATGAGTTCTGCCAGGTGAATAGTGACAAGACCATGACCCACCTGGTCGCTCCGTCTATTTACGGCTCCTGGACTATCGGCAATGCTACCGGCATGAAGACGTTGAGCAAGTCACCTGGCGGTGGTGAAGGATATATCAAGACCTTGTCGATGGAACATCTAGAGAACTTCTGTACGCAGATTGGTGCTACAGAGTCAACCTATTCGACAGGTTATTTTTGGAATACGTCAAACGCTACTTCCGGTTTTCGCCTGTGTCTTCGCGGTGGCGACGCTGACAATGGTGGTCCATGCGGTCTTTCGGCGCTCAACGTGAACTGTGCTGTCTCGGTTTCCAATGTGAACTGCGGTGCGGCCCTCTGCGAAGCAGCATCCGAGTGGTCATTGGATCCAGTGTATTACGAGGCGGCCTAAAGTGTTCAGAGGTGTGCTGGCGTGAGCAGGAGTGTGCAGGATTGACCAAGGTTCCCAAGCGGAGCCAAGGGCAATCCTGAGCACCCTGCGAGCGTAGCGAGCAAACCCTACCGCCCTTGGGCGGTCGATTTTTTTGAAATTTCGCTCTTTGACATTCTTTCATTCCGATTTTTTTCAGTACCTTTGCAGGCGGTTTTCAAACCAGGCTGTGATTCCTGCGCCGGTTTTCGCCTGTGTCTTCGCGGTGGCAACGCTGACAATGGTGGTCAATGCGGTCTTTCGACGCTCAACGTGAACAATGCTGTCTCGGATTCCAATGTGAACTACGGTGCGGCCCTCAACTTAACAAGATACTGCAGGTTAGTTTGCTTAGCTGCAGAGATTTCGGGAGTCAGGCCTTGCCTCATGGCAAAACATACACTTTAGCAGAATAGCAAGTAGATGATGGCAATGGGTCATCCGGTCGAAAGTTAGGACATTAGAAAAGCAGACAACAGACACAGACACCGACATTTATCAGACACCGACTTTTTTTTTATAAATAAAATTTTAAGCAAGTGAAGAGGTTAGGTAACATTTCACAGGCGGTTGAGACTTTGCAAAATTTTCGTGAAGCATTTTTTGATTTTTCGAGGCACAAGAAGTCCCGTCTCTCAGTACAAGCGTTTGAGGCAGAGTTTGAAACAAATCTTCAAGCCCTGCTAAATGCATATGTTAATCAGACATGGCATACATCAGACTATGAGGCCAAGCCGGTTGAAAAACCCAAGCATCGTATAGTCAATAAGTTGCCTGTTGGCGATCATGTCATTCAGCATGCAGCCATGCACACCAGTGAAGATAAGTTGAGAGCCAAGATTCCTTTCAACAGTCCAGCTGGTACCAAGGGGCGTGGCACGCATTTCTTCTACAAGATTATCAAGCAGGACATCTATACCTCGCCACAGCTAGAGACATTCTATTGCTTGCCCATGGATATACATCATTATTTCCAGCATGTTGAGCACAATCTGCTCAAGAGAGAGTACAGGTTGTATATCAAGGACCGCAAGCTGCTTGCATTCATCGACGAGGTCGTTGACAGCTATGCCAACGGCATAGTGCTGGGCGTCAAGCTTACACAACTTTTGGGGCAACTGTTTCTGGCGAGGTTTGACTATCTCGCCATGCGGTGTTTTGATATACTTCAAGACCCCGAAAAACATGGCTACTGGCAGGCTCGGTACGTCACAGACATGCTCCTCACATGCCGCTCGGAGCAGCAAGCTATCGTTTTAAATGTGGGGGGGTAAAATCCCTCAATGAGCGCTTCGACCATTTTTGCCGCGAAGGGCTCAAACATTATTATAGATTCATGGACAATATCTTCATCATGCATGAAGATAAGGTCTTCTTACGCCTCATGGCGGAGCTTGCAGTCATGCACTTGGCTAGAGACTGGAAGCTGAGTCTCAATAAGAGTTGGAATATTCATCGTACATGTGACGGCATAGACTTCTGTGGACAGAAGATCTTTGCCGACCATGCCCTTTTGCGCAAGCGCACCAAGCAGGCACTCTGTGCCCAGGTGGCAAGATTGCGCAAACGTGGACTTAACGATGAACAGATCCGGCGCAAGGCAGCATCCAGGCTTGGCCTAGCCAAACACGCAGATACAAAAAACTTATTAAATAAAATCGGTATGAAAAAGTATGGTCAGATTGTGAAGGCTCGCAAGGGAGAGGTTCCCTTCGAGGGCATGAGCATGGCACAGAAGAAGCATCCAGGCGATATCCTGTGCCACAACATTGAGGACTATGACAAGTTCCTCATCCTCATAGAGGATTACAAGATAGATAAGTCGAGAGTCGACTTCAAGATGGAGCAGGTCGAAGAAGTTGACGACCAGGGCGTCAAGCACATAGTCACCAAGAAGGTGCCTAAGGATCGCCTAGCCATCCGCTTCCGTTTCATCGATCACGTCCGGAAGACAGGACAACTCGATGAACATGGCGATGAGATTGAGGAGCCGGTTTGGCAACCTGAGTCGTGGTGGCTCTTTACTGGCTCAGATATTCTGGTTGACCAGGCACGCAAGGAGTGGGAACTGCTGGAAAAGGGCTTCTACACCGTTGCAGCCGAGCTAACCAACAAGTTTGGCAAGAAATTTTATAAGTTTATCTAGATGCACAAGAAATTTTATCTTTGCCGTATGTCATACTTGAGATATGACAGCAAGCATTTTCTTCTGTTCCTGAGTGAGCAGAAAGTAGAAAACTATCACCCAGACACCACCATGTCGGAGTCTGATGGCGATAGTAAGACAGTGACAGCCTACAGCTACGAGGGCACAGAGATTGACGGCTCCACTAAGATTGAGGCTGAGTCGGCAAGCTATCGCGAGTTCGTGAATGGCCTGGTTCGTACTAAGTACAGCCAGAGCGATGTCGAAGCCATCCTGTGCAACCATGGTGATGGCAACAGGGAGCACGAGACAGAGTACCAAGTATTCCAGGAGTGGCGAGAGCAGGCTAAGCAGATGGCCAGAGAGTTACTCGACCGGGATATCTCATAGTTATCAGATACGGCAGGAGGGTGACAGTCCTTTCTGCCGTATTTTTATATTCCTTATATTATATGTACCTTTGTGCCAGTTTTAAAAAAGGTACAGATATGCAGAGAAATACCAAGGATTGGATACACTACAGCTCTGCTGGCATAGTACTGATTGCTGGCATTGTGCTTGTGTACATCAGCTTTTTTATGTCCCACGACGTCACGTCTAACGTCTTGTGGTACTTTGGGCAGAGTCTGGTTTACGTGGCAACCGTCTTTGGTTTCGCACTGACTTTTGACACCAGAGTTAAAGACATTATCAATAAATATTTCAATAACAAAAATGGCACGCAAGATTAAGAAAATTTTCGTTCATTGTACAGCAAGCCGACAGTCATGGTCTGTCGATGCCTTGCTCAAGGAGTTCAGAAACAAAGGCTGGCATTATCCAGGCTACCACTGGGTCGTAACCTCTGATGGCAAGTACACGCAGCTCATGACAGAAGACCTGCCGTCCAACGGAGTTAAAGGTCACAATTACGATTCAGTCAACGTGGCATACATGGGTGGAATATCCCGCACAGGCAAGGCTATCGACAACCGAACAGAAGAACAGAAGGCTGGACTTCGTCAACTCTTGAAGGAGTTACGACAACGCTACCCTGATGCAAAGATTATGGGACATCGTGACATCTCGCCTGACAAGAACCACAATGGAGTGGTCGATCCATGGGAGCGCATCAAGGAGTGCCCCGGTTTCGACGCTATTCCGGAATATGCCGACATTTAACATCAAGGATTATGCAGAAACATCTCAAGTCAATCATCATGGCCATATCGGTGATATTGGTCATCATCGCCTGTTTCTGGGTTTTTGACCATCGACAGCAGCGAGCGGAGCAGGAACTGAGAGAACAGCTCAATGGGCTGAAACTTCAGTATGCTCCAGCCGAGCGAGACACCATCCGAGACTCGCTCACGGTCATCACGCAGCAGGTGCTGCAGATGCCGGCAGAGGAGTACAAAATTCAGGCCTACGACCGCCAACTGCTCCATGACCTGGACATTCGTCTTGGCCAGGTCTTGGCAGACCAGCGCACGAGTCTGAGTACTGCTGATACGGTCAAGACTGACCGCAGCGACTCGGTCTATACCTACAGCGACCGATGGCTCAGTTTCCGTCTCAATACGGCGGACTCCATCTTGACATACAAGGCGAGAGACAGCCTCCAGACCATCGTCTACAGGCAGTACAAGCACAGATTCCTCTGGTGGCGGTGGGGCACCAAAGGCTATGATGTCAAGGTCATCAACTTCAATCCCCATTCCAACATATTATATAACAGCTATATACAAGTCACCCGATAATGGCAAGACAAGAGGTATATACAACAGTCATCAAGCTCAACTCTGAGGAGGCGAAGAACCGACTCAAAGAGTTGGAGGACAGAGTCGCCCGGCTGAAGAAGGCAAAACAGGATGCCTTCTCGGCGGGCGATTCCCGTTTAGGGGCTTCCCTCGCCAAGGATTTGAAGGCCGCAGAGCGAGAGATGAAGCAATTCAAAAACTCGACAATGAGCGTCAAGGAGACACTCGACAACCTGTCTAGTGCAAGCCTCGGACAGCTGGAGAAGGCTGCTAGACATCTGAAGGGGCAAATGAAGGCAGCGTCAGATCCTTCAGACTTCGCAAAATTGGACGCTCAACTCTCCAAGGTCAAGGAGCAGATGCTTGCACTGAAGGGCGCAACACGCAAGGCTGATGAGGAAGCAAGACGCATGACCGCAACGGTGTCAAACCTAAAGCATGCGTCACTCAATGACCTCAACTTCACAGCTTCCAAGCTACGTAGTCAAATGGCTGACTACGACCCGACATCTACCATGTACGCCTCTCGAGCGTCGCAGCTGAAGCTGGTAGAGGCAGAACTGGAGCGCATCCGCCTGAGTGAGCAGAAGGTGGTCACCCTCATGCAGCAATATGACAAGGAGATAGACAGCACCAATATGGATATCAAGGAGACCAGGAGGCGGATGCAGCTCGTCAACAACACCTTGGCCACTCTCAAGACCTCATCCATCCGTGACCTCGAATACTCCTTGAAGGCACTCAATCGGCAGATGAGGGGCATGCAGCGTGGTACCGAGCAGTTCAAGCAGATGGAGCTGAAGGCGAAGAAGCTGAAGACAGCACTGCAGGCAGTCAGAGGCGAGGGAGTTGCTCAGGAGTCCTGGATCAAGCGCTGTGCGGACTGGTCCAACCGCATGCAGGGCATCGCCCTGGGAGTCGTCACTGCCATCTCCGGCATCACCTTCACCGTCAAGAAGTGCGTGGAGGTGTATGCAAAGATGGATGATGAGATGACCAACGTCCGCAAATATACCGGTCAGGCAGCCGAGGAGGTTGAGCGCATGAACGAAGACTTCAAGAAGATGGATACCCGCACACCTCGCCAGAAGCTCAACCAACTGGCCGAAGATGCCGGAAGACTCGGCATCACCTCGACTGCTGCAGTTGAAGATTTTGTTGATGCAGCCGATAAAATCAATGTAGCCCTCGGGGATGACCTCGGCGGAGGAGCAGTCTCACAAATCGGTAAACTCGCCCAGATGTTCGGCGATGACAAGACCATGGGCTTGCGAGGAGCCATGCTCGCAACCGGTTCGGCAATCAACGAGCTGGCGCAGAATTCTTCTGCCTCTGCCGGTTATCTCGTTGACTTCACTGCCCGTGTGGCAGGTGTCGGCAAACAGGCAGGCTTTACACAGGCTCAGATCATGGGTCTCGCTTCTGTCCTTGACCAGAACATGCAGCAGGATGAGACGGCGGCAACAGCTGTGCAGAACCTTCTGGCAAAAATGTTCCAGGACTCAGCCAAGTTCGCTCAGATTGCAGGTCTAAATGTCAAGGAATTCGCAAAGACGTTAAAGGAGGACGCCAATGGCGCACTCCTCCAATTCCTGGCAGCCATGCGAGCCAAGGGAGGTTTTGCCGACCTTGCACCAATGTTCGAGGAAATGAAGATGGATGGATCCAGGGCTACTGGTGTTCTAACCGTCCTCGCAGATAAACTCGATGACATCAAAACTGCCCAGAACCTGGCAAGCGAAGCATATTCCGAAGGCACATCCGTCCTCAATGAGTTCGAGACACAGAACGAGAGTGTGCAGGCTCAACTTGACAAGGCGAGCAAGAAGTTCCTGGATCTCTCCATAGAACTGGGCCAGAAACTCTATCCTGCAGCACGATATTGCATATCTGCTGCCAGTCTCGGAGTTCGGGCACTCTCAACCCTCGTTGATTTCGTCAAAGATTATTGGCGCATATTAATTGTGCTGACAGCTGCCATCGTCACCTATACTGCAGTATCTAAGGCCAAGTTGATCGCAGAGAAGGCGCAAATGGCATGGCTCAACATCATGATTCTACGCGAAAAGGCGCATCTCGTCCTTGTAGGTCTTAAGACATCTGCTCTCGAGACCATGGAAATCGTTCAGATGGCGTTGACACGAGAAATAAAACTGACCACAGCTGCGCAAATGTTGTGGAACAAAGTGTTGTTGGCCAACCCGATCACTGCTGTGATTGCTGTTGTTGCCGGTCTGACAGCCGCAATCGTCACACTGTCTAAAGAGACGAGCACAGCTGAGCAGGCTCAGCGTGACTACAATGATGCCGTGACAGATGCCAACAAGCAGGCAGCAGAAGAGGAGGCATCCATCATGCGCCTCGTTTCTGCCATCCAGTCCAACACCACAGCTGAGTCAGACCGCAAGGCAGCCCTGGAGGAACTCAACGGCAAGCTGATGCGTGAACACCTCGGCAACATCACCGAGGAAGCAGTGCGCACCGGTCAAGCAACAAGGCAGATCCAGTCGTACATTGACATGATGAAGAAGAAGATTGTCATCGACGGCCTACAGAAGAAGCTGGCAGAGTCAATAGCTAAGCAAGCGGAAGATGAAGACCTGTTAGGAGAGGCTAACAATGACAATAGAGGTTACTGGAAACGCTTCTGGGATAGGCTAAACCCATTTGCAGGTGGCAAGACTCAAAAACTTAACTTCGCAGCTGACCACAAGGACCAGCTACTACAGAGTGTCGAAAGAGAAAAGCAGTATCAGCAGAAGCTCATCGACAAGATAAATGAGCTGGAGTCTCAGCACTTCGAAGTCAATGATCCGGAGCCTTGGAGAAACAATGGCTACAATGGCAAGGGCAATGATGGTACCATCATTAAGCAGCAGAGAACAACCGGTACTCATCAAGCTTCAGATAAGGAGCGCAAGGCTAGGGCCAAGGCTGAGAAGACTGCGGCTGCAGAAGCTCGCAAGCGTGAGGCAGAAGCCAAGCGCAAGCAGAAGCAGGCTGCCGATAGCATCAAGGCTGAGACCAACGAGTTGATGGCTAACAACGCCAAAGCCTATGCAGAAGGCAAGAAAACCTATCAGCAGTTCCTCGATGACCGACAGAACATCCAGATTAAGGGCTTTGCTAAGCTGAAGCAACTCTATGGAGCAGAGAGCAATGAGTATAAGCAGTTACTTGACAACCAGGTCACTGTCGTCAAGCAGCATGATGCTGCCATACTGAAGATGAATGAGCAGAGCATTGAGCGTGAGCGCCTACAGAAGGAGGCTAGCATCAAGGCTCAATACAATGATGCCAACTCAGCTATCTATCAGAATGACATAGCTCTCGATGAAGCCATCTATCAGAATGATGCAGATGCCATGCAAAAGCGCCTGGCACTCTACAATGAGGGCAGCGAGGAATGGCTGGATCTGAAGGCTGAGATGGAGCAGGCATCACTTGACCACCAGCTGCAGATGCAGGAGGCATACCAGAACCAGCTGAAGGAGTTGCGTCAGCAGTTCGGCAAGCAAGACCTGCAGGCACAGGAGACCATGTACCTCAATGGCCTTGACAATCTCTACAAGCAGGGATTAATCAAGGAGGAGGAATATCAGCAGATGAAGTTGGAGATAACCAAGCAGTTCGCTTCCCAAAGAGCGCAGATTGATGCTGATGATCATGGTGCTGGTAGCGCTCAGCTGAAGATTAATGATAAGTCATCAGAGATGGTCAACAGCGCCAGGGCTGCAGCAGGTGAGTCCCAGTTGACCGGCAATGCAACTCTGGGTGGATACTTCTCTTCACAGATTCAGAACTACCAGAACACCATGGAGAAGTTGAAGGAGTTGTATGGCAACGACAAGCAGAACCATGCTGCATACATGCAGGCCAAGGCGCAGGTGACAGCCAACTTCCTCGACAACATGGTGCAGCAGACATCTGCGGCATACAACGGCATCAACAACATTCTTTCTTCTGCGTCAGCATACGCTCAGGCATGCTCAGACCTGGAGCAAGCCAAAATCTCCAAGAACTACGAGAAACAGATTGCTGCAGCTGGCAAAAACTCGAAGAAAAAGAAAAAGTTGGAAGAGAAGCGTGACAAGGAACTGGCTGCTGCCAAGTCGAAGGCTAACAAGAAGGCGATGAAGATAGAAATTGCGCAGGCAATCGCATCTACCGCCATGGCTGCCATCAATGCATACTCTTCTGCTGCTGCCATCAAGGGTACCGGCTGGTTGTTGGCACCTATAGCTGCAGGAATGGCCACAGCTGCCGGAATGTTGCAGATTGCGACCATCAAGAAGCAACACCAGGCTGAAGCTGCCGGATACTATGAGGGTGGATATACTGGCGGTACCAGGTACAGAAAGGAGGCTGGAGTTGTGCATGAAGGTGAGTTCGTGGCTAATCACAATGCCGTCAACAACTCATCCATCCGTCCGGCTCTTGACCTCATCGATAGGGCACAGCGCTCCAACACTGTTGGCTCGCTGACCGCTGCTGATATCACACGTTCTCTGGGACAGGGCAGCAGTACCGTGGTGGCTCCTGTAGTCAATGTTAACAATGACAACACCGAAGTACGCCAGTCCCTCGATGGTGTCAATGCAGCCGTCAGCCGTCTGACACAGACGCTTGACGATGGCATTGAGGTTGAAGTTCCGATATCTGGTCGTAGAGGTCTGCACCGCAGACTGCAGGATTATCAGCGCATTTTAAACAATAAGTAGTGGAATATGATAACATGCATCATCAATGGCCATAAGGCCTATCCCATTTCTACATCATCCATCAAGGTGACATACGCCAACCAGTATGTCACCGATGATGGTGAGTACACCTATGACATCACCTTCCCCATGAATATCCTGGAGAACCGTGTCATATTCAAGAATGTCTCACGCTTGGAAGTCAAGAAGAACATCGCCAAATACGATGACTGCAAGCTGTACTGTAACAGCCAGCTCATCATGAGTGGTGTCGGTACCATACTCTCCGTGAATGAGAGAGAAATCAAACTGCAGATAGTCGGAGGCAAGTCCCGCACCAAGTTCAACGACCGCATGACCAAGCACTACATCGATGAGATTCCGTTTGGCACAGCTGACAAGCCCGGTTATACAGTTGATAAGGGCTATTCTCAAGGATGGAAAGGTTTTCCGAAGATTAATGACATCTATAGATTGGATGATGATAAATCGAAGTTCCTGGGAGTAGAGGGTAAATGGTGTTTTGTTCCTGTACGGGACGAAACAAATGATATGATTGCCAATTTTGTCGGAGTAGCTAAAACGAAAGCATTTATTGGCTACAATGCACCATTTATCATGAACCTGGCTGTTCAGCCAAACTTAATGTATATCTTCCGTAAAGTGGTAGAATATGAGGGATATACGCTCAAGCGCAACGACTTCGACTGCAAGCCGTGGAACCTCCTGTATATCGCATCGGCCTACAAGACTCGTGAGCTGCGAAGGGCACTTCCTCATTGGTCGAGCTATACTTTTATAGAGGAATTTCGAAAGCTTTTCAATGCCACTATTGTTTTTGATGATATCCAAAAAACTTGTTCTGTTATCAAAAAATCAGAGCTGACAACCGTAGATTCCGTAGCGATTGAGCCTCTGGCCGAATACACAACGGACTACGACGAAGACGGATCCTTCTCCACGTCATCTACAGCAAATTTGGAGTATAATCTGGGTGATTCTGCAAACAGAGATAACTATGAAGTTATTTCCAAAAAAGTCTTCGAGAATTTTGAAATAGTCCATAGTACAGCTACCTTGGACCCGCGAAATCAGTTCCAAGGGACAACACAGTCATGGTCTGAAAAACAAAAAAGACAGACCATCATTGAGTGTAAAGGTAGTTACTACATATATGTAGAGAATGAGGGTTCGAAAACATGGCAGCTGGCAGGCGTTTGGTCACCATTAATCAGGGACAGTTCTTCTGATGACTATGTTGAACTTAACATATCTCCTGCAGCACAAGTTGTAGAAGATATCAATTTCAAAACAGCAATCTTGGAAGATAATTACTACGAGAAGCGATGCCTTCTTTCAATACCTAATGATAAGGAGCCGGATTCAAAGGAGTGCGATGTTGATGATGACGGATTCAGCTACACATCCGTGCAGGATGCGATTGATGATGAGTCAACACTCGACAAATCCGAAGATGATCAGGAATGCATGAATATATTCTTCATTATTCCAGGAGAAGTACAGGATGGCAACAAATTTAGTTGGGTTAGAGCGAAGTCTAGGTGGCCAAAATTCAAAACCGACTACCGAATAAATAAAGAATATTGTGGTAGTACCGAAGGAGGATTTGGCGGGAACGGAGGAGGAACATTTAAAGTCAAGTATCCTTACTCTCTGTCGATTTGTACGAAATCTACTAATGATGTTGTTACTCTGGGCTGCTTACATGATAATGCTCTCAGAATAGACAATAAAAACTGCATGGAGGTCAAGTTTCAGTCAGATGACATACCGGATCCATCCAAGATATACATCATCCGCAACAAGAAATATGTGTGCGAGAAGATAGAGATGGAAGTCAAGGACGATGACATCGAGTCAGTTTACACGGGATATTTTTATATGCTATCATAATATATATAATAAGGTGGGGAGCAGTTAGCTCTCCACCTTATTATATTATAGGATACCCTGATAGTTCTTGATATACTCATTCGCCTTCTGTATATCCTTAGGCGTATAGATGTCTGTGATGAGTATAGATGAGTGTCTCGCCTGGTCTCTGACCGACAAGACATCGGCATTGGCCCGCAGCATATTGGTGATGCCTGTGTCCTTCAAGCTATAGAATTTGAAGCGAGGTGAGAGTTTCAGTTCCTTTCTCAAGACACGAGTCCAGTAGTCTCTGAACATTTTCTCGTTCTTTCTCTCTGGTCCTGGACAGAAACCGTCAGAGAAGAGGTAGTCCTGCCCTGGGTGTGAGAAGATGTTGAGTTCCATCATCAGCTTGATGACATGAGTCGGCAAGGTGATCACGGCATCATTGCCGTTCTTCGTGTTCTCTCCATGCAGAGTGATTGTCTGAGTCTTTACATGGATATCGCAGATTCTGAGATAGGACATCTCTCGAGGGCGGATGAAGAGGTAGTGAATGATTTCGCACGCCAGCAGATAGTGCCTGTTATGCTCCATCAGATAATCTCTGATGAGCTGCATAGTGCAGTCAGGTATGACATCTCTGCTTTTCTTCTGCCTGTTCTTGATACGTTCCAGACCTTCTGTAGGGTTCTTAGGTATATATCCTCGAGCTAAAAGATAAGCTGAGAAGCTCTTAGTCCAGGCAAGATAGTTGTTGCGTGTCAGGACTGTATTATTGCGGTCGATGAAAATGTAGTCCAGGAACTTGCTAACATTACCTCTGTCCCATTGGTAGGAGTAGTTGAGAGTTATTCTTTTCTCTTGCTTCCATTTTTCCAAGATCCTGAGACGACTGCTATAGTCGACATAAGTCTCCTCACGCATACTACCCTCGTTGCACATTTTGGCCAGATAAGACTTATACCTGTCGAGAACGTCATCCCATTTAGTATATTCCAGGGGCTGCAGCTCCTCAATCCAAGGATTCCATCCTGCCATAAGTTTCTCGGTGAGTTTTTTAATAACCTGGTCGGCATAGACACGTTGGTTCCGCTTGCCCTTGATATGGTCAAGCATAATTTTTTTCTTTCTCATGCGGTTGACTCCTGGATCAAACGCCAAGAAGGAGATATAACATTCTGATTTCTGATGCAAAACTGGAGGTTTCCAGCCAATGACACTGCTAAGAATTGTGTCATTCGAATTTGGAGCATAATTTTTTTTAGCCATATCTTAATTTTTTTCAGATACAGCCTATTTTTAATAATTTGTATAGGAATGATACCGAAATTGTACCGACCATTTTGGCCACGACCAAGGCAAATCCTCAGTGTTTACGGCACATCTGACGGCTTTTGGTCGGGATTACTGGACTCGAACCAGCGACCTCATCGTCCCGAACGACGTGCGCTACCAACTGCGCTAAATCCCGATATCTGCTGCAAAGGTACAT